CGGTCTTTTTGCTTAGCAGTGTCTAGGTCTTCTTTAGTTATCGGCATGGTCTTCTCCTTTGCCCAGCAGCCGCTGAACAGTGTTTGTTTCGTAGATGCGAATAGCCGTCCACACTATAGTGAACAAAGCAGCGATAGATGGCAAAACATCTACGAGCGTACCCACAACTGTAACTAAAGACAGCGCGTCTACAGCATGTTTAACAGTATCGTGATGGTCAGTCATTTCAGCACTTCCAAGCCCTTAACGATTTATTAATACGGCTGTTAGGATCGTTAGCCGTCTTAGATGATGTTAACTTCTTTTTCATCCCCGACATACGAGCACAGAAAGATTTTTTACGTGGGCCGCCTTCAGGCTGCGGGGCCTTCAAGCCCGGCTTTCCCGGATTAGCTTTGTTGTAAGAAGCCCGACCCTTAGCGTTTAAGCCGCCCGACGGACTCTTACCCTCTTTCCTTTGCCATGCTGGTGTCTTAGCCATAATTAAGTATGTCCCGCGTCGTAACTGTTAGCCACCACCAACAAAATAAACATCGACGAGCAGGCATTGTTGGTGGAACTGCCAATTGCTGTTGCTTCAATCGTGGTCTTTTCTGGAATTGCCAACGGGTACTCAAACACATAGTTCGCCACACCGTTGTTGATGGTTGTAATTGCGGCTGTCATGCGAATGTTGTTAATTCCTCTGGTCAGCAATCTACCCTGAACCGAGTTTGAGCCACCTGCTTGACCAGTAGAGAACAAACCTTGAGTCATATACCCGGTGTAACCAGCGGGGATGGTGTAACTTCCTGTGGTCGTGTTGTTGTAGTCGAACTTGATGATGTCATATACAGTCGCTGGAACGCCTGCGGTCACAGTACCGGTGCCGATGTAGATGTCGCCAGCGGCGCTGTTTCCAGAGCCTGCTGTTGCCACATAGGCGTAATTTACGCGTAGCAATGACGCAGTCATCGTTACAGCCGTCTGACCATCCATGGTGACGGTTTCGGTGACTTCGTTGTAGTTTGCATCCAAACCCTGCACAACAACCGTCCTAGCGCCAGTACCGTTGCTTGTATCGTTTGCACTGGTTGAACTGACCGTCATCTGAATTGCAGACGCCGGGAAAGTGATCAAACTAGGCAAGGGCCAAACAGATACTTGAGTCGCATCCACGTCAGGGTTAAAGCCAAACACCGTCACATTCCGGTGAAAGGCAATCTGACCGCGCGAGACTTGCAACTCAAACGGCTCATACAAACCCCGCTGAGTTACGGAAGAAACTTTTCCGTAATTAGCCATAGAACACCACTATAGTTGCGCTAGACAGAGTAGCGTGAACATCAGTATTAAACTTGATGCCCTCACCGGGGAACAGAATATGCTCTGACCCCGCTACTGCTGGTGCAGTAAACGAGAACCGCGTAGTACCGCCAGAGCCACCGTCTTTCAGGACAACCGTACCGCCAGAGGCGTAGCTGACAGTCACCGCTTTTACGCGAGTCGTGTCGGCATACGCCGTATTGGTTGAAGTTACCTGTGTCGATTTAACGTCTGTTTGCATCATAGCGATGCTCCTTTATTAGACGTTCTGCTGACCAACCAGCGGATCGGTAACGAAATAGGTAATGAAACCCGTCACGGTACCCGAAGCCGAAGTATTGTCCGTCACAGTCACGTACGACATCTCGGTCAGTGCCGCGCCAGTAACAACCGCACCTACATCAGTAGTGCCAACCGCAACGGTTACACCAGATGCAATGTAGTTGTTATCAGCAGTACCAGAGGTATAGCCAGTTGCGCCAAGGTCGAATGTACCCGAGCCGGTTTCAGCAGTGATGCTAACCGAGACAACAACAGCGCCAGCGGGCAGGATAAGAGCAGGAGCGCCAGAAGCCGAGGAGACTGCGACATTAGTGCCTGCAGTGGCAGGAGAGGCATCAGCAATATAGAACTGTGCAGCCATCAGGCCGGAACCACAGTATGCGGTGCGAGTCGTGTCGCCGCCGCCCGAACGCCAGATACTTTGAGTAGTAGAGAGAGCCATTTGAATTTTTCCTCATGCGGTTAGGTATGTCGATCTGCATGAAGTCAGGCCGGGACCTGTTCGACATACCGGGATTCCCCGGGTACAACAAGGGGGGCCGAAGCCCCCCGTACTACTTAGGCACCTTGCGAGCCGTACATGCCCAACGGATCGGACCAGCCGAAGCTGTAACGCTCACGAGCCTTGTAACGCACGTTACCGGTGTCAAAATCTCCGTCCATGGAGTTTGCCAGCGGGGTACGAACAAAGTGCTTCATGCCGTTCGGAACATCAGTGGTCAGGAACCATGCGTTCGTGTCGGTCAGGAAGTGGTTGATCGTGAAGCCTTCAGGGATCGAACCGTTGTTCTTCAGTGCGTTGATATCGTTGTCGTTGGTGCCGACGCGGAGTTCGGTTTCCAGCAGACGAGTCGCAACGAACTGCAGAGCAGGCGGAACAATCAGCTTTTTAGGCTTAGCAGCGATCAGCAGGCCACGTTCGTCGGTCCACGCAGCGATCTGAATCACAGCGTTTTCCAGCGAGGTCTCGTTCAGGTCAGCAGCAGTCGAAGGGATATTCGAGTTAGTGCCGCCAGAGACGAGGGGGTGGTTGTTGGCAAACAGAGCTTTACCGTCGCCGCCCGGATAAGAAGCCGAGAAGCCGTTGTTCAGCACGTTAGCTGCTTTCACCTGCTTGGTGTAAGCCATAGCACGAGCCAGCGCCTTGGTATAACGAGCCGACAGGCTGTCATACAGGTTGTCCTCGATGGCCTCTTCGGTCAGCGAGAAACCCAGTGCGATGGTTTCGTGGTTGTATCGAGCGGTCCATGCTTCCTGCGCATTGTCGTACGCGATTGCAGAACCTTCGTTTTTCACCGGAGCTGCTGAGAAGCCAGACAGCTTGGTTTCTTCTTCGAACGAACGCTCGGAAGTCTCGGTTTCGTAGATTTCCTTGTGCTCTTCGCCATAACGAGCGTACTCCAGACCAAACAGGGCGTTCAGGCCGGGGAGCAGCTCTTTCAGTAGTTGTGCGCGTGAAATAGCCATTTAAATGCTCCTTATACGCTTGCTGCGCCAGTCGGGTTGAGATACGAATGCCCGCCGTTATACGCAACGGTATTAGGCGTACCTTCGGTCAGGGTAATGTACGGCATGTTCCACTTAACGATCAGCTCGGTGTAGTTGCCGCTTGTATCCACGCTCTCAGCGATGCCAGCAATGACACGAACCGGGAGAGTGAATGCAGTGTTCGAGCCAGAGTCGTACACACCAATGTTCGAGTTACCCGAAATGGTGCTGTTAGACGAAGGCTGCGAAATGGCAAGGTTGTTGCCAATCACGAGGGTAGAAATGCCGGTGATAGTGGTAGAAGTAGCGCCACCAGTAACAGCGACTTGGAACAGCTGGTCGGGGTCATCTGCTACATAAGCCAGAATGTCCGAGGCAACAATGCTGCCGGGGTAGTAGTTAGAGAACAGCTTCTGGTTCGTAACTGGGCTAGTGTAGCTGCAGCCTAGAAAAACGCCTACAACGCCGGTTGCCGAAACAGTAGTAGTGCCAGTCTCTTTAACAATAACGCCGCTCGAAATACGAACGATGTCACCGTTATTGATAGCACCCGCAGTGTTGCTTGCAATCGGGAGTTCACGAGTCTGGCCCGCGAACACCTGACCGCCGATCAAATTGACCGGTTTGAACCCGTAAGGGGCTGATACAGTCGGATAAGCCATAGTAATGCTCCAAAGTTAAATTTACTTACCTTTGCCGAACGTCGTGCTCGATTTACGTTCTGCGTACAAAGGCATACGAGGATCGCTCTCACGCATGAAACTGTTGTCGATTGCTTGAGTCTGCGCATGAGTCTGGTTGGCGTAATATTCATTACGTTGCTCCACGAACTCAGACGGAGTCTTACAAAGCAGCAGTCCACCGATCTCGATGTTGTCCTTAAAGCGACTATTCGGATCGATTAGCAGTTGGAACTTAGGCTGTTCCGTGATCTTCACTGGCTCCCAGCCTTCACGCAGCTTGGCACTCAAGTTACGTGGGTCAGCATTGTTCAGTGTCGATACACGAATCCACCTATAGTTGAAACCCGGTTGCTTGTCCGGTTCCGGTAGAAGCTCTGCAGGTGCCCACTGCTTAGGGCGCATCTGCACTTCACGAGTTTCAAGTTCGCGGGTAAGGTTGTTGTCTCTAGCCATTATCATCTCTCCTGTAATTTGAGGACTTCACGAGCGTACTGCTCCGGGGTTAGCTTAAATTTCTTAGCCAGCGCGGCTTGGGTCGCTGTCAACTTAATCTGCCTCGGTGCCGTGCTACGTTTGGCTGAAGCAACTACTGTTGCCGCTTTCTGCCGCTGAGGTTTGGATTCAGGCGGATCGTCATCTTCATCCGGCGTATCTTGAAACGCCTCAGGGAATCTCTTGCGCATTGTTGCGTCAATACGCTGGTAGTAATCATCAGTACCAATATATTGTTGGCCGTACTGTTGAGCGAGCTTCTCGTGGAGCCCGTATGCCGCCTGAGTCATTTCAACGTCTTTTTGGAACCATGACTCGTTGCGCGACACCCACTTTGCGTATTTAGCGTCGGGGGCAGCAGCTTGGGTCTGCCCCTGTGATGGCGGCAGTTTTACCTCATTTTCTACATCTTGTAAAGAAGGTCTAAAGTTCTTAGCTTTGTCCGCCCGAAGCGTCGCCTGAGTCAGTTCTTGCTGCGCTGCAATAACTTGCTCGTTGTCAAAGGAATCCAAGGCTTTCCGGTAGTTCTCCTTGGCGATCTCAAGGTCACGATCAGCGGCAAACTGGAGGGTAGAGAGGTACTCTTTCTCGCCCGCTTTAATAGTTTCCTTAAGTTTTTTATTCTCCTCAAGGATTTGCTGGGCTACCCGAACCGCCTCCTGCTGCTCACGGAAGGCACGTTCCTTCTCCCTACGCTCGTCGTGGTAGACCTTTTTAAGCTGTTTTAGGCGTTCCTTAGCTTTGTCAGAATATTCTTCGAGCTCGTCCTCCTCGACCTGCTTAAGAACATCCGCAGGCATGGGCTCTTTGCCTCGATCTTCCGGGGGAGTATCGTCCTCAATCTCAATTTCTAACGATGCTTCCGCCTCATTAGCTTCGGTTTCGTCAGGAAACTTGTATTCGCTTTTCTCAAATGTTGCCATTTTTACACTCCTTATGCTCTAGAGATGCCACGGGGGTCTTGCACCACGGCTTCTACAGAATCGTCGTTGATAAGGCGGAACTCGCGGCCATGAATCTTCAGGCGGGTACCGGAGTTAGGGCGGGCAAGCACAAAGTCACCCTCCTTACACCACGGGCCGCTAGGGAACCGCTTCTCGTCTTTGTAGGCATCGGAACCTAGTTTCACCACAAAGAACACCGTCGCTAGTACTTCTTCGAACCGACGGGTCTCGTCTGCCTTAATTAGCCCGCTGTCGTACTTCTCCTCAGACTCCGGCAGGGCTACAAGGATGTGGTACCCACGAGGATCAGGCAGCTGCTTAGCCTTATCTTCTGCTGTTTCAGGTAGTGTTGTTGCATCCAAGCTGTCGGGGTTTGAGCCGATCAGGATTTCACTCATCAAATGACTCCAAGTTTTTTGCGAGGTCGAGTAGGTACATCTCCACGTTGGTGAGGCCTCGAATCTCACCACACATGTATTTATAGTCTTCGTAGCTCTTAGCTGCGCCTGAAGCAGCTGCATCTGCTAACTGCGTACGTCTGGCACGCAGTTCACCCAGAATAACTTCAACGACTTTATTCATCATTCACCTTTTTTGGTTGGTGGCCTTGGTTGTGCTTGTGGTTCAGACCTTCTCTGGAACATCTGCATACCCTGACGGAAGCCTTCACGTTCTTGTTCAGCTTCTAGGCGCTCTTTGTCGTTCATGTGCTTCATAGCCATGTTTGCACCAGCGATCTCTTGCTGCGCATCGATACGCTCGCGCTCGATCTGCAGTTGCTGTTCCTTGAGCATTGCATCGGTAGCGTCTTTCTTTGCCTTGCGCTCCTGCTCGGCTTTCTTGATAGCCAGCTCTTGCATTTGCATCTGAATGACAGGGTCTTGCAGCTGTTGCTGTGCCTGCTGTTGTTGCTCTTCTTGCTGATGCTGCTGAAGAAGCTGCTGAGATGCTTGCGCCGCACGCTGAGATATCTGTACCTCGAGTTCCTTCGGAATGATCTCCTCGTCGTCCTCGTACTCTGGCAGCGTAATGCCCATCATCTGTTCCAACTGCTTGCGGTACTCATAGCCTAGATGCTCATTAATGTGAGCTTGCATAGCCGCTTGCATCTGCTGTGCGTTCGGGTCTTGGCCCAACACAGCCATGATCTTCGGGTCCTGCATAGCCATCTGATGCACTTGAATGTGAGCTTGATGGTCCTGATAGAAGAAAGCCTTAACCGGCTTACCCTTTAACACCTCCATGTTCTCCGTAATGGGGTCACGTGGTTTGATGTCGTCTTGCATGGGTACAAGCTTCTGGTAGTTCTTAATGCCCAGCACATCCAACATCTGACGGTGCAACAGCGGCATGTCGTACAGATTAGGTGCGCTCTGCGCTAACTGCAGCACAGCTTGGTACTGCACGACCTTCTGCGACATAGTTGCTGCGTTCGGATCAGATACCGGGATCACATCTACTTGGTCGTAGTCAGACTGTTTGACTGCACGATCTCCTGTCTCTGGCTCGTAGTCATAGTCCTCTGGCATGTAGTCACGAATGATGCCCTTTAGCAGGCGCAGTTCTTCATGCAAGGAGTAGTGAATGCGAGCTTGTACAGCCGACATGATCTTAAGCGTGCGCTCAAGAATAGCCAGCGTAGTACCCACAGGTGCCTGAGCGGACATATCGCTGACCTTTAAGTCCGCAGCAGAAGCGAAGCGTCGTCCCTCGTCGATGATCTGGTTCATCAGACCTGCGAGAACTTGGCTAGGCTCCTTGTACGGAAGCGGCAGGATATTGTCACGAATAGAACCGGACGGCACATCAACGTCTCTGAATTCGCCGGGTGTGATGGGGGTATCATCACCCTTGACGCGTAGGCCGCGAGACTTGAGGCCGCCGGGGAGATTTGACAGCGTGCCTGCATCTACAAGCTGTCGTAGGATAGAGGTGCCGCTCTTAGCGTATGCACCTATTAGATGGATCAGGCCAAAGCAGTAGAAGCCAAAGCCCGGGATGTAACCATAGTGTACGAAGTGTGTACGTTTATTTTTTAGCTCGTCGTCTGGTTCCCAGTTGCGACGGATTGCGAGAATCTTCTGAGTACTCTTATCAATAGTAACAATATAAGGCAACGCAATACCAGTAGGCTCGCCATCTTTGTCCTCGTCCTCATATCCCGGCAGGTCTAGGTCTACCTGCATCTCTAGGAGTTTATAGCGGCTGTCTACTGTGGCTCTAAAGCCTAGCTTCTCCGCTACCTTCTTCTCAATCTCATCGATGACGTTGTGTGGCTCGCCAAGGTCGATGTCACGATAGAAGCCTTCTACCTGCAGCCTGCGTAGCTCGTTCTCTGTCTTACGCATGACGTGCGTTACACGTTCTGCTGTACGTAGAGAGGAGGAGCCGTACGGGACCACTACATCCTCTGCGGGTACGAATATAGACACTTGCCGCCCGAGGGCCGGGTCGAAGTAGACTTTCTTGAACGCATTGCCAGCTAGGCCCAAGCCCCACAACATGCGCTCATGCTCAGGACGGAACTCAGGCATCTGCTCCGTCAGGCGGAAGTTCATATCCTGCTGTACCCGCTCCGCCGCATCTTTCTTCTCCGGCGTCTCCTTACCAATGATCTTAGTCTTGACGGGCCCCGACGCTGGAAAAGTTTCCATAATTGTTTCAGACTGGAACTTAACAAGCGCTTCCGATAGCAAGGGATGTGTAACTCCACACGCACCAGCCCACGGTTCCGTTCTTTCTTCAAGCTTCATCCCCAAGAGGTCTAGGCCATCCACGTAAGTCTGTATCCAGTCCTTGCGTGACGACACGTCATCCTCGTAGTCGCCTATCAAATCTGAAGCCAACATGGACAGCTCGTCCTCGGCCATGAACTCAGCGAGGTTAGCGTCGAAGTCCTCAGCGTTCTTGTCCCCCTTGCGTATCTCTACCTCAAAGCCTTCTGCCCCGATAGTCACCGACTCTGGGTCCTCGATCTCAATCTCGAGGTCCGGCTGCCCCTCTGCCATCTCCTCGATGCCCTGCGGTGCCGCGTACAAGCCTTTATCTATTGCCATGATTTACCCCTAGTAATATGCTGCTTTCTTATGCGACTTAAAGAACCTAGGCTCGTCGGGCTCGTCGCTTGGCAGGCGTATGAAGCCCCCTTGCCTGAACCTCATTAGCGCTAGTGTTGTCGCGTCAACCAAGTCGTCGTGCTCGCCTGAGGGGAAGCTTGCTACCTCGTCTACTAACTCTTCCGCCCAGCGAGTTTGCGGTACCCACACCTTGCCAGAGGCGATGATGTCGGCCACGCTATTTAGTCTAGTTATCTTGTCGTTACCTTTGCTCGGGGTGAACTCCTGAGCAGGTATACCCATCGCCCTGAACTCGTAAATTAGTGGAGCTCCGGTCGCTTTTTTCTCGATCAGGATGCCGTCCGGCTGCCATTCTTTATAGTGCTCGAACGCCCTCTTCTTTAACTCAACCCATTCTAGCCGTTCCTTGAACGCATTTAGCAATATTAAGTTAGGCTGGTCGTTATCCTCGGGGTTGTACCAGACACCCCACGTCGTACAGGCTGAATAGTCAGCCCGCGTGCTTTTCTCGAACGCCGTATCCCACGTTTGCAGGATGTAGTCGCAGTACGGCGGGTCCTCATCCTCCCAGACCTGCCACCATTCGCGCTTAACGATGGCCGCGCTGTCCGATGTAGGCTGTTGTTGGTACTGGGCCTGCCACTTACTGTTAGGAAGTTCGGTTTTTAGCGCTTCTAGCTCTGGTAGTGACCAAAACTCGGGCCATAGCGGGTTGCCGCTAGGCAAAAGAGCCGGAAACTCGATGACTTCCCACTCATCCCCGCCTCGAGCGGCGCTAGATTTGATAACTTGCCCCGTCAAATCTCGTAGCGACCAACGAGTCATCACAATCACGATGCTTCCGCCCGGCTGTAGACGCTGACGCGGGCCGGATGTGTACCATTCGTACACTTTGTCGTAAATATCAGGGTTAACTTGGGCCAGAGCGGCCTCTTGTTCGCTGTGCGGGTCGTCGATTATCAGAATATCCGCGCCCTTACCGGTCACTGCACCGCCTACACCGATAGCGAAGTAGTCGCCGCCCTTATTTGTGTTCCATCGACCTGCCGCTTTACTGTCAGTCTGCAGAGATACACCGGGAAAAATACGTTTGTAGACCTCGGAGTCCACGAGATTTCGCACTTTTCGGCCAAATCCGACCGCGAGCTCGGCTGTATGAGAGGTCTGGATGACTTTTTTGTGGGGGAATCGCCCCAAAAACCAAGCAGGGAGCAGATAAGAAGCAAATTCGGACTTAGTATGGCGAGGAGGCATATTAATAATAAGTCGCTTGCAGTCTCCTCGAGCCACTCTCTCGAAGGCTTCCGCCATCCTCTTGTGGTGCCGCCCCGAAATGAAGGTCGGCCAGACTTCCTGAACAAAGTCCATGAACCGATTTTGCGCATTCTCCTTCCTCCGTAGCTCAGCCAGCGTTTCTAACTCCACCAAAATCTGTCGTTGTTCAGATTCTGAGAGTAGCGGAAGGATTTTCGGGATGTCTTTTAGGCTGAGATTATTAAGAACCTGCTGGTTCATCGTCCCCCTCACTGAGTTCCTCTAGCAATGCGCGCGGTTCCGGGTCCGCTACGCCAAGTTCTTCGTCCAGATTATCTGTGATGGGGGTTACATCTACGACAGTCGCATTAAGCAGTCGTTTAACTCGCTCTTTAATGGCTTCTTCGAGGTCGCTAGATGTCTTATGGGTGATGGTTATTTCACTGC